TTAAAATGGTTATATGATTAGACCTTTTTCTCTCATTGACTTAATAACAGCTTTCCCAAGCTCTTGAACTGCGACTTCAACGTCTTTTTCTTTGATATAAAGACCATTGTAGTTAATGGCCAATTGTTGGCACTCATGCTCATTATACCAATTCTGAACGGGAACCTTTACGCCAAAATTTGTCATTTGTTCTTCCATCTTAGGCTTGTCTCTTTTTTCGTAAACAAAAGCTTGACCGTAAATTCTTATCTTGAACTTTGAGTTGTTTTTGTAAGAATTATCTTTTTCAAAATTTGCCATTATTTTATCTCCTTATAGTTTCCGATTTTATAAAGTTCTTCTTTTTCTATCGGGTAATTTATCATTTCTCTAAAAATTCTCTCTGTTGCTTTTACGTCTTCCTCGCATTTATGGTGAGCAAATTCTTCGTTAAAAAAGTATTCATAAACCTTATCTAGACTGTAATTCGGTATCTTTATCTTTTTCTTTGCGATTGTGTGAGTTGAGATAAATCTAAATCCCTGCCGCTGAAGCCAGTAATATGTCGGTTTTCCTGTTTGAAGCGTATGGGAAAAAGCCACTTGTTCAATAACTTGCCTGTCAAAGTAGCCATAAGTACCAAAAACGTGGTGGTTAGCATGGCAGCAAAAAAGCCCATCCCTATGCCTTCTAAGATAGCTAAGAAGCTTGCGATAGCTGTCCCATTTATCATCAAAAAGATCGCACTCTTTAGGGCCGATTTTATGTATAGGGTAAGAATCATGTAAGTAAAGGTCAGGCCTAAAAGTAAGGTAATCACTTTCAATAATTCTGAAGTCATCTGAACTCCTAGTGCTTAAATAAGCTGTTAAGATCTCGGTAGTGTTCGGGTTGGGTGAAGTAGTTTCAAGATCCAAAAATGTTATTTTAAAAGAGGGGATCTCTCCCCTCTTTGAGTTATTAGAAAGGAATGTCATCTGAACTAAAATCCTGACTGTTATCTGTCGTAGATTCCTCTTCTTTTGATTCTTCCTTGGCCTTCGGTGTTCCCAATGACTTTTTAAGTTTCATTAGCTCACCGTCGAAGTTGTAAGACTTGAACTTAGCAACAGCTTGCTTGTGATCAAACTTGTTGATGTTTCCATGACCCACGTTCACATATTTAACTTTTGCATTCGTGACAATTTCACCATCATCTTTTGTAAAATCTTCATGCTCAACTACAATCTTAATATCATCGTTAATTTGAGCAAAAAGATCGTCAACAGACTTTGAATCATCTGAAAGATCAGTAAACTTGCTACCTTTGAATCCAAGTTTAACCAATAGTTCAAGATTTTCTTTGATCATGGTGGTAATTTTTCCACTTTTGGTAAACTCTTTAGAACTCATGTAAGCGAAGTAGAGAATGACTTGATCATTCTCTAAAGTTGTAAATTCAAGACCAAAAAAAGGCGTTTTCTTTTCTGACGACTCACCAGTAAAACAGTCTGTAATTTTAACCTTGTGAGTACCTTCTGGGATTAGTGCCATAACATTATCTCCTTTTGTTGTTTATTGAACCATTCCTTCCATTTTAGAAACGATTCTATTTAGTTCTTTTTCGTCTGTTCCGGCCTTAGAAAGACTTTTCTCAATTATGCCTTTCATGTCATTAGGCATTTTCGATAGAAGATCTTCTATTTTATCGTTTAATTCGTTTAAATCATCTTTAGCTTCAACTTTTTTCTTTTCCTCCTTCTTTTTATTCTCAACTTCTTTCTTTTTAGGATCAGCTTTTTCAGTCTTTCCAGATTTAAAATGATCAAGGATCATGTTTCTGACTCTTGCCCACGTTCCATTTTTCGTAAACTCTACTTCATACGGCATATCGAAACGGTTTTTAGCAGCGTGACTCGGGCGTTCTTCGGTATAAATCATTCTCATACCGTCACCTTCTGCATACTCTTTACCTGAGCTATTTTCAGCTTTAACGAGATAATAGTTAGCAAAAAGAATGGCACTTACCCAATCCTCAAATATTGGTTTAGTTTTTTTATGAATAGCTGTTTCATAAGCATCATAGCTAGTATTTGTCATCGGATCTTCGTGCTTTCTGCTTTCTGAATGGGCAAGAATAACAATGTTCATTCCTTTTTTGTCTCTTAAAGGAACGAGAAAGTTATCTCTAATGTTTAGAAACATATTCGCCATATTAATGTAGGCCTTACCGAAAGATCCATCGGCCGTGGCCATATTCTTACCCTTGTTTCCTTTCTGGGAAAGAATCTCTTTTTCAGCTATTTGCTCAAGGCCATCAATAGTATCAATAACCAAAGTCTTATAATCGTGAGTTTCATCGCGTAGGGCCTGCAACTGAGAAGCCAGATCATTCCAAGTTTCGATTCTAGGGAATCTTGCAACGTCTAATTCATCGTTTTCTTCACTTCCAATATAAACTGGATTTGGGGACTCTGCAGCAAAAGTAGATTTACCAATACCGTGAGGAGCATGAAGAAGTAATGCCAGCGGCTTTAACTTCCTTCCTGTCGTAACTTTGCTCAAAACGCTCATCTTAACTCCTTTATCTTATCAAGATATTTTGCTGGTATTAATTCTCTGTCATACCAACGATCAATAGTTTTTGTGTCCTTAATATCCAAACATACGGCAACCTTTGCTTTCCCATGCTTTTCAATCAACTTAGTTAATAGCTTAAAATAATCTTTCATTGAAGTTTTCCTCCTGTCAATGACTTTTTGTGGTATTTTTTCTGTTGACACGAATTTACGTTAAATAGTAAAACAGTGTCAACCAATAAAGAGGAGAAAAGATGGATTGTAAAAAAGATTTATCACTTTTTAGCTTCGTTGAAGCGGATAGTGATTTTAAAGAAGCATTTGAGGGTAAAAAGATAACCAATGTTTCTATGTGTACTGAATCGACTTATCAATTTAGTCACATGGAGAAATGGAGGTTTAACTTTTTATCTTGAAGATGAAAATAAAGAAAAATCAATTGTTGTTTTAGGTTACACAGAACTTGGTGAATGGATAGAGCATCAAGAAAAACTATCTTAAAGGAGATTTTATGAAGACTGAGTACACGTTAAGAGAATTTATTAGAATGACGCCACCGCAAAAAGTGAGGTTGCAAAAAAGAGATCCAGATCAATATGAAAAATTAAGGGCCGAGACTGAAAAAAACTTCAGCAAGGAAACAGATCAGCAAGCTTTAACTGAACTTAATAAAAAATAAGGACAACAAAGACTATGAAAACAATATCGACAATTCAAAATACAGAAGAATGGCATAAGGTCAGAAATGGAAAAATAGGTGCATCTGACGCTAATATAATTATGGGCGTTTCTAAGTTCATGACTCCTTTGGAGTTGATGAAGCAAAAGAAAGAAGGCCCTAAAAAAGAAGAAGATAATTCTTCAAATTATATTCAAAACAAAGGTCACATGATCGAGGAAAAACTAAGAAACGCCGCCGAGTTGATTTACGATGATGAATTTCCTAATTTGGTTGTTATCTCTGATGAGTACCCCTTTTTAATGGCCTCACTTGATGGAATGGGTAAATATTGTGGCGCTACTTGGGAATGCAAGTACGTTGGCCAGGATGACTTTGATAAAGTTGAAGGTAGAGAAATGCTTTCACAGTATGTACCCCAGGTTCAACAGCAGATTATGTTAACGGGCGCACCATTTTGCGTTTTCATGGTGGCCGCTGACGATAAATCAGAATCTAAAAACCCTGACTTTCCTTATAAGTACGCTTACATTGAAGTTAGACCAGATTTCGATTATATGAAAAACCAATTGCTACCAAAATTAAATGAATTTTGGGACATGATGGAAAATGGAGGCGAGCCAGATTTTAGCGAAAAAGACGTTTTAAATCTTGATGAAAATGAAGAAATGGTTGAGCTTCTGGGGCAGTACAAGGAAACAAAAACACTTTTAGATAAAACCACTAAAGAAGAAAAAGCCTTAAAGTCTAAGATCTTCAAAAAGATCGGCAAGGCCAAAAAGGCTGAATGTAACGGTGTTAAAATTACTGAATCAGTCCCAAAGGAAAAAGAAGTTGTTAATTACGAGAAATTTGTCACTGATTCAAATTTCACAGTACCAGATTCTTATATTGATAGAAAAAAAGGATCTGCTGTTAAGAAGATAACTTTCCCAAAATCAAAATAATGTGAAAGAATAGTTTTGCCTGAAAGGATAACTAACTAACTATCCGTGCCGTTTTTTTCCGAGTAAGGCATTATCTACCCACCCTAG